GTGAGCAGTCCGGCGGCGCCGTCATCACCGCCACTTCCCGGATAGGAGGTTGACCAATGCCTGACTGGCGCACGATCACCGGCGCGAAAACCGCCGCCGAACTGCTCACCGAGGGGCGGGACCTGTTGCGCTCTTGGAGCAGCCGCCTCTTCCTTGACCCCGCCTGGGGCGTCTTCTACGACTTCGCCAAGGTCTACGCCTGGCTCCAGAAGACCGCCTATGACCTCCTGGCCACGCTGGCCCCGGAGGCGTTCGCCTCCTACGCCGCCGCCGACTGGTTGGATTACCACGCCATGGACTACGGCCTCACCAGGACGCCCGCCCGCAAGGCCCAGTGGTACATCACCTTCACCCGCGCCGCCGCCGCCGCGCCGCTGGCGGTCACCGGGACCTGGGTCTCCACCACAACCGGCGATGACGGGAGCGTGTTCCGCTTCCGACGCGCCGAAGACGCCACCGCCGCAACCGGCGAGCTGACCATTGACGTCCTGTTCGAGGCGGAGTTCGAGGGGACCGACTACAACGTCGGCCAGGGCGCGATCACCGTCATGGAGTCGGCCTTCGCCGGCTGGGCGTCGATCACCAATCTGGACCGGGTGGGGCCCCCCGTGTTCGAGGCGTTGGAAGTCGCCGGCTTGGACCTGGAAACCGATGAGTCCTTGCGCGCCCGAATGCTGGGTCGCTGGTCCGAGCGCGGGAGCGTCGCCAACGAGGCCGCTTACATCGCCTGGGTCTTGGACGTGGACCCCAACGCCATCGTGCAGGTGGTCGCCAATGACGGCGTGCTGGCCCCGGGGAACGTCAAGATTTACGTCAGCGGCACGGACGGCCCCCCAGCCGCCTCCCTGCTGGCGGAAATTCAGTCCTACATCAATAACCAGGCGCCGATTACCGATGACGTGGACGTGGTGACCTACACCGAGGATTCCACCGTTGTCACTGCGACATTGTACGTTGTCCCGGGGACGGCGCAGGCCACGATGGACGCCATGGAGGCCATCGTCGAAACCACGATCACGGACATGTTCGGGTACGTGGACGTGGCCGGCGTGCGGCGCTTCGCCATCGGGGAGGATATTCGACTGGACCGCATTCGGGGCGCGGTCTTCACCGCCTTGGACGCGGCTTATCCGAACGTTTACACCCGGCTGGTTTTCGCGGCGCCGGCGGTGGACGATGCGGTCGCCAGCGGGCATCGGGGCGCATTGGCCGCCGGCTCCCCGACCATTACCGTCACCGCCGAAACGGCTTTATAACGGGGCGGCCCTCGACCCCGGGGAAGAAGAAAAAGGTTGAGAGAATATCCTAGAATGATCATTGCTTGCACTTGCAATCGGCCAATTTTTATAGAGGATATTATCCCTGTAACCTTGGAGACAAATGATCTCAACTACCATCTGCTGCTTTGTTCGCATTGTGGGCGCAAATGGACACTGGCGTTTAGTCCAATCGCAATGAAATGTAATAACCCCGGGGAAGGAGAATAGACCATGGACTCTCATTGTTGCCGCGATTGCGTTTGGTTCGCAAAACACCTTTACCGCCCATCGATGTACCCCGAAGATGTATATCTTTGGTTGCACACCGACCGTTGCAGGAAGATGATGTTCAACGGCATAAGCACTCCGTTCGTGGCCGCCGATGATTCGGCCTGCGGCGAGTTCGCCCCGAAAGAAAAAGAAAAGGAATAACCCATGGCGATAACTGATTTATGGGCGGCGCTGGACAGTTGGGAGACGCGGTTGTCCATCGCCCTTCCCGCCGGGACCGCCAATACCAACGTGGAGTTGTACGGAGTCACCGGGCTCCACGCCACGGGCAAGCAGTCGTTGACCATCTTGGACGCCGTCGGGGGAGTGTTGGAAATAATCCACTCCTGGCCGTCCATCAGCGGCTCAACCCTGGTGGATTGCACGCGGGTTTACGGCCGGGCCTGTCCCGCCGGCTCGCGCGTCGCCTGCATCATCAACAAGGAGTACTGGGACAACATCGGGACGGTGTTCGGCGGTCTGGAGGCCGATGAAATCGCGGTGGACGCCAGCGGGTTCGCGGAGGTCTTGTCCGGGACGGATACCGACGCCCAGACCGCATTTGACACCATTGACGCCCATGGACACCCGGCCGCCAAGATCACGGTGGACGCTGCCGCGTTCGCCGGCAACCTCTCCCCGGCCGATACCGACGTTCAGACCATGGCCGCCACCATCGATGCACTGGTGACCACGCCGCTACCGTTCAGCGGAGTCACGATCGTCGCCGCCGCCGGCGGGGATTACACCTCCATCGCCGCCGCCAGCGCCGCCGTAGGCGCCAGCGGCCGCTTTTACGTCGCGCCGGGGACCTACGCCGAAACCGATAACGTGACTATCGCTGATGACCAATCCTGGAATTTCGACGGAGTAACCGCCAATTTCGACGCGGGGTTTAATTTCCAAATCACCGGCAACCGCTCGCGCGCCGTCGGAAAATTGACCATCGGCGGCCAGGGAGAGGCCGTCAACAATACACTGTTGCGCTACATCGGGGCCGACAACGAATGGGATGGGTGCGACGTTATTATCAATCCCACCGTACCAACCATACCGGCTCAATGGTATCCGGTCACGGTCAGCGGGGGTGGCATTGGCGGCTCACTCAAGGTCCGGTTGGCCGATTCCGTCACCAACACGAAGCAGCTCACTGCTGTCTCAGGATTCCTCACGTTTATTGGCGCACGCACAATGGGAAAATTCAATATCCGCGTTTACTATTGCGTTCACTCAAACGGCGCAATGGCCGTCAACTTCGGCGCGATCAACATGATCGCCGGAGCCGCCTGTTTTGGCAACTTAATCCATTCAGTATCGGATGGAATAACGGTAGCCGGCGCTGGCACTGGCTACGGATTCATCGCGGCCGCCGGCAATAACCGCAATGAAATTGTTGGCGTTTCCGGCCCGAGCGACGAGAGCCATATCTCGGATGCCGGCACCAACAACGACACCGACGCCTACGTGAAAACCTAGGAGGTCCCCCATGAGCCTGACCATAGGATTATCCCTCACCGTCCTGTTAATCGGGGCCATCCTGGCGATCACCATGACCGACCATGACGACGGGGGGCGGCCATGAAAATCATAGTCATCCCCGCGCCCGTAGCAGGCACGGTCTGGGCATGGACGAATCTGCAATACACCACCGGCGCCCGTGTCCTGGCCGCTGGTACGGCCGGCACCGTCTGGGGATGGTACGGCCCCCCGCCGCCCGCGCCGCCCCCGGCCCCGCCGAAAGATAACGGAGGCCCCCCATGACCGCCTCACCCTTCGGCCTTGGCGGCGGCTTCGGCGCCCCGCCCCCTTCCTTCTCCGGCGACTTCTCCGAGGCCGAGTACGACCGCGCCCGCTACGTTTGGATGCGCGAAACCCACACCCTCGACACCACCATCCGCCGCTTCATGCGCCATTTCGTCGAAGACCTGCGCGCCGCCGTGGTCCGCTGGGCGCGGCTCGCCATCGTCGCCCTCGCCCCGGCCAACACACTGGACGCCCACGGCCTCACCCGAGCCATGGCCCTCTGGCCCGACGAACCGCCTGACTCCTACCGCCGCCGCCTCATGGACGCCTTCAACTGGAAGCGCTTCACCGGCTGGCTCCTTGGCCCCTACCGCGCCTTTGAATACTTTGGCGTCACCGCCGACGGCATTCACACCTACGCCGTCCCCTACGCCCTGTGGACCGCCCTGTCCTGGCAGTCCACCGCCATTGAGGAAGGCGGCGCCGTCGGGCTCCAATGGCTCATTCAGCGGGCTGACGCCCTAAGCGCCGTCACCTACAACTATTGGGACGGCGCCGCCTGGCAGACCACCGCGTTGACCCAGGCCAACATCCTCGCCCACGGCAATACCGCCGCCGAACTGGAAGCCATCGCCGCCGCCGACTGGAGCCTGCTGCTCCCCTGCGAAGCGGCGTTCGTGACCTGGTTGGAGGGTGACAATTTCAGCCTCTACCACCCCGGAATAATAATCGACGTAACAGCGGAGTTCATCGGATGAATGTTTGGCACATAAAAAAACGTTGCGATAACATGGAGTTAAACCTTGGCGAATGCCTTGAGGGATCAAACGTTTTCTCATACTGCCCTCATCTGGTTATCGGCAAGCACTGGGAGAATTGCCCCGCCGGCAATCTCCATTTTGACGCTGGGGAAAAGCAGCAGTTCGTGGTGACTGTCGATTTGGACGCCCCAAACGCAACCGTTCGGAATGACAACCAAAATTGCCCGCTGCAAAGCGCGCCGGAGTTCAAAAACTTTTTTGCGGGGTGCAACATATGCGACATTCAGGCCCCGAAAAATTGCCCGCTTCGCAGTGGGCAAATCGTGATACAGGTGAAGTGATGAAGTGCGACCCCCGTTACCTCTCGGAAATGCGCTGCGGCCTGTGCGGCGAGCCGGCCGCCTCGTTCGTGGTCAGCCCGGACGGCCAGGTCATTTGCCTGGCCTGCCATGAGGCCGCGCTGCGCTGTGACCTCGCCGACGATGACGCCAGCCCTGGACCGTTGCGCGACCTCGCGCGCCAGCTTTTGAAAGGACTGATATAATGACGACAAATACAGTGTTGCGAGTGATTTTGGATAACAAACATTTCGTATTTTGCCCATTCCGGATGATGGAGAATATCTATTCCATCATTCCAGCCTGCAAAAAATGCGAGCAGCAGGATGAATGGGACCCCAAAGAATGCACACTCAAAAATGGACCTGTTATAATCATGGCTTCCGACCAGGAGTTGTAAAATGGGCACCACCCCCTACACCGGCTCTTACCGCCGCGTTGACGGCAACTACGATCTCAATAAAATCACCGGCGAGGCGCTGACCACCATCAGCCGCTACCCGGGCGCCGGCTATTCCGGCATCGTCGCCCCGCTGGCCTTCCGCCCGCTCCAGTTGAACGAGGCGGTTGGGGTGGACGCCTGGCCCCGCGTCTTCACCTTCCCCGGCGCGGTGGAGCTGACCCGGGTGGAGGTGGAGCCCGCCAACGCCGGCCAGTTCCGCGTCGATTACCGCACCGGGTTCATTCAGTTCCACACCGCGATTGGCGCCGGGGCCTCGTTCACCGTCGATTACTACCCGGGCGAGGAAATCCTGCGCCCGGGTGACTTCACCTCAACCAGCGCCGGCGCCGCCGACGCCGACCTGGTGGTTGTCCTTGACGCCGGCGGCCTCATTGATGACGCCATGATCCCGGGGACCATCGTCGGCGACAAGACCATCAGCGGGACGCTCACCCTCACCGGCGAGGGGACCGGCGATGACGGCATACTGACCGCCGTTGACGATCTCCAGGTCACCGCCGGCGGCGACCTCGCACTCAACCCCACCGGCGATGTGAATATCGCCCCGGTCGGCGGAGACATCGGCCTCGACGGCAATATCCTGCTGGACGCCGATGATGACCTGGCGTTCGACGATTGGGTCGGTTTCCAGCGCTGGTATCCCGCCATCGGCGGAGAGGTCGCCTTGGGCGCGGTTCAAGGCATCGCCTACACCATATTTTCCGCCGACGGACAAGTCGCGTACTTCCCCGTCATGTGCCTTCCAGACACGGAAATCAGCTCGATCATGTGCGGCTTCCAGAACGCCGACACCCAGGCCCATCAGATGACCATAGACATCAATTGGACCAAAAGCGCTACGGGCGTCACGCCGACGCTGATTGTCTCTTTCTCCGGGGCGGTCGGCGCCGGGTCCAGCGTCGACATGACGGCGGTCGGCGGCGCCCTGCCCTATGCCTGCGATCTCGCGACCCCCACTTACGTTTACTTCAGCGTCACGTCCGGCGGCGGCAATCCCTGGCCGTTCAGCAACCTGTTCATGATCGGCTACAAAGTCAACTACCGCCGCAAGACGGTCCTGGTCTAAGTTAGGGAAAGTGAGGCCAAATGTTATGCTCACCCGACAGCGTGTTCCTCGACGGAATGCTCCCCATTCCGACCACTTACAGGGCCGCCCATAATATCACCGGGGTCGCCTACGATATTGAGGTCATCCCATTATACATTGCGGACATTACCGCGCCATTCGAGTATGATCTCATTATTCGCGACTTGGCGAACCCCTACAATGCGACGCTCTGGCAGCGCTGTCGCCAGTGCGCCATGGAGACCAAGGGCCGGCGTGATATATGCCATTTATACTATTACCACTTCGGCGGATCGGTAACGGAGGACTTTGAATGAGCCCCGGTGAAATCAGCCAGATCGAAAACGCCCTGGGGCGGATCGAAGAGCAGGTAAAAACCCTGCAACGCGAGGTCCGGGAGTCACGCTCCTATCTGGAGACGCTGCGCCAGCAGGTCAGCGCCCTTCAGGTGGCCCACGAGGCGCTGCGCGGCCGGGTGGTCACCGTGGCCACCCTACTGGCGGTTGGCCTGGGTGGCGGCACGGGGCTGGGTTGGGTGCTCAAGGGACTGATTCAGTAGCCATATTAATAACTTGCGGGCCAAAGCCCGCACGAAAGGGAACAATCACGTAAACGCTCTGGCGAAGTGGGGACACACTTTCCGGCCCCCTGCGGGGCCTTTTTTCATATCAGCCGCCGCTCCTCCTGGCGGCCCTCGCTCTCCAAATCCCGCCCCGTTTCGCGTATTTTTACGCCCCTCCAGCCCCGCACGGACTCGCCGCTGTAGGGCGCGCGGATCGTTCCGTTGACGCAGCCCATCGCCCGCAGCTTTTCAACTATCGCCCGATGGAGGTATTTTGGGTCGTGTTCATTGTCGGCGCAGTAGTCCGCAACCGCGCGCTTCAACTCCGACCCGGGCAGTTTTTCATCCTCGCCCAGGAACAACATTTCGTCGAAAAATGCGCCCACCGGATCGCTACTCTGGCGATAGTCACGGGTCGCCATCGCTACCAGGGGCGCGGTCCCGAGGCCCTCCCTGAGCCAGATTTGAGCCCCACGAACCGCCCAGGACAGTATCCCCGGGGCTTCGGCCGCCAGCTTGTGCTCCAGATTGCGGTCGATTTGATCCGCGCCGAACTGCGCCAGAAACGGGATAAGCCGCGGCCTGTTCCACGTTCCGCCGTCCGTCTCATATATCCGAGGCTTGTCATTCACTGCGAACCAGATATGCATACACGGCCGCGCGTCAAAAAGCTCCTTGAACAGGAAGCGCATCGTGATGGTATCGCGGCCGGTCAGCCATTTCAAGAAGTTCACCGCAAGCCGTTTTGAGCCGTCACGCTCCACTGAATGCACGAGCCGCGCGTCGTAAATCGCCGCCAGATCGTTGCGCACGGTGTCCCCATCCTTGGTGTTGAATGTCTCGGGCGCGGCCGCCCGGGCGTAGGTCCCCATGATATTCTGGAGTGTGCTAATGAACGTGCTCTTGCCGTTATCGCCGCTTGCGCCATAGCAAATGAAAAAGCACTTTTCGCGCACGTCTCCGGTTAGCGTGTACCCTATCGCGCGCTGCAAATAGCGCACAGCATCTTCATCCCCCAGCATAATCTCGCTCAGGAACTGCTCCCATCGCGGGCAGGTCGCGCCAGCATCGTACCGCACTGGGCTGATTTTTGTCAGCAAATCGGCGGCGCGATGGGGCCGGAGCATGCCAGTCTGAATGTCCACTGTACCGTTGGCGCAGTTGAGTGTAAAGGGGTCGGCGTTCAGCAGATTTGCGTCATCAATCCGCGTCACGCCCTCGTTGTGGACGATCACGGCATCAAGGTTGCGCCGGGAGCAAAGCCCCTTAAGCGCCTTGAATATCTCATCTTTTTCGTCGGCGTCGTCTGTCGCATCAAGCCGACGCTTCGCCTCTATCCTCACCGCCCGTTCCGCCATGGGTAACATCGCATTGATGCTCGTTTGCTCCCACCGCCGCCCGGTGTAAAGCATCCAGCCATGGCCGACCACGTACCGGAACTTTTCCGGGTACACCTCTCTGAGCACCTTCGCCATGGCGGTTTCGGCCGTCCATGGGATAGCCGCCAGGGCCGCGTCATCGGCCGGCGGTGGGAGGTCCACCACGCGCGCCGCCTGTAGCGCCGTCCCCAGTTCCGCGCGGAAATCCAACCCCTCTTTGGCGCACAACAGATGCAGATCGCTGGGGTCCTTGCAGCCGCGCGGCATGACGATTGTCGCAGCTGTCCCCGCCCAGCCCAGCGTAGCCAGGTGAGCCCGAAGCGCGACCTGCATTTTCTCCCCGGCGCCGTCCGGCTCTTGTACGATGAAAAGCTCCCTGATGCCGGCCAGCATCGGCGCGGTCAGCGTCCGGGTTGTCGCCGCCCCAGGTATGCCCAGCGCCGGATAGCCATGATGCCACAGCGTCCAGCAATCCGTCTCCCCCTCGACGATGATCAGGTAGCCGTCCCCAGCCTCGCGCCAGGCGGGCAGATGCCACAGGCCATAGGGATAGATCGCGGCGTCCTGGCCGTCCCCCTCCGGCGCCCGGGTCCACCGGCTCCCCTCCCCGGCCGACATCCTGTACCGCAGCCGCTGGCGTGGCGTCGGCGCGCCATCCTCTAGTCGGTACGTGATTTTGATCCCGCCCCCGTTCATATCGGAGACGCCCCAGCCCGCTATCTCACCGGGCGGCAAACCCTTCCGCGCGGCCAGGTCTACGACCGTGCAGTCCGGCGGCAATCGGGCGGCCCGCTGTTTTTTCGGCGGCTTTTTTTCACGCGGCGGAAACAGATCGGAATATTTCAAGCCCAACCTATCGAGTACAACGATAGTCTTACAGCCCGCCATGCAGGACAGCAGGACCCGGCCATCATCCCCCTCCCGGATGCTCAGGCTGGCGTCTGTGTCTTCATGCGCCGGACATCGCGCCATCCATTTTCCCGGGCCGCTCGGGCGAGGTGCAAAACCGCGATGTTCCAGTGCCCCCAAAACATCTTGTATTCCCATGCTGCTACAAATCCTTTTCGTTGGCCCGTTGCAACCACGTTCGCCGCCGGTCTGACTCAACTTTGGCGGCGCAGTTCCGGATTCCCCAATGATCCCCGATAATTACGGCGCTCTGTTTCGCGCGCGTTACGCCAGTGTAGAGTAAGTTTCGGTGGTGCTGGAAAGAGTGAGACTTATGACACACCACAATCGCAACCGGAAACTCCGAGCCCTGCACCTGGTGGATTGTCAGTGCGTAAGCGTGGTCCAAATCGTCAAAGTGGCCGGATTCACGCGATAATTCCAGCGGCTGCGCTACGCCGTCGAACCGCACTAGCATTTTTCCCTGGCTCTCCTCACTCTCGATTGTCCCCAGTGTTCCGTTCATCACTCCCAGCGTGTAGCTGTTGTGGCGCTGAATCACCCGATCATGGCGCAAAAACTTCAATCGCGCCCGGCCCTCCGGCGGCTCCACCTGCACGTCCCAAAGCCGATCTTGGTACAGCCGCTGAAGCTGCTCATTCAGCGCGCGGACGCCCAGCGCCGATGACGTGCGCCGCGCCGGAGTCAGAATTTGAACCACATTTGGAGTATCTTCGCCAAAGAGCAGGATGTAGCCGCCCAGCGCCCACTCCAGCCACGCCGACACGTCCGCCGGCTCCGCCAGCGCCGACACCACGGACCAGGGCGCACTAGGACTGTAGCCGCCAGACGGGACCACCCCCTGCAATATCCGCGCGCAGCAGGCGCGCAAATTCCCGCTCTGGCGCACGATCTCCGACAGATGGACCACCGGGACTAGCCCAGTCGAAATAATGTCTCTCAGGGCGTTTCCCGGGCCGACCGGCGGCAGTTGATTGTGGTCCCCGATGATAATCAGGGCAGTATGGGTCGGATCAAAGGCGCACAGCAGGCGGCGCAACAGCACCACGTCCACCATGCTCGCCTCGTCCACTATCACCAGGTCGGCTGCGATGGGCGTCTCGGCCAGCCATTGCTCGCCGTTGTAGCCGAGGAGGCGGTGTATGGTGCTGGCGGGCCGGCCCGTGCTCTCCTCCATGCGCTGCGCGGCTTTCCCGGTCGGCGCGCATTGGACCACGCGCCCCGCGCCGGCCGCCTCGTACATATCTATGATCGCCCGCGCTACATGCGTCTTTCCGGCCCCGGCGCCGCCCGTTATCACCATCGCCGGGCGGCGCGCCGCCTCCGTCATCGCCTCCACCTGGCCGGCCGTCAGTCCCTCCACCACGGGCCGGAGCCCGGGGCGCGCGGGCAGGTCGCGCCACAGGGTCAGCCGCTCCAGTATCTCCGCCTCCGCCGCCCGCAGGTAGGGCAGGGCCAGGTCGCCCGCCTCCTCCAGTATCTCCCCGTCGGCCGCCGCCGCGTCGATTGCGGCGCCGATGATCTCCGCCCCGTCCGGGCGGTCTAGGCGCAGCAGCTCCCCCGCCGCGCCCAGCACGTCCCCGCGCGGCGTCCGGGTGTGCCCCTGCTGTTCCGCCGCCTCCTCCAGTACGTAGATCAGCGCCGCCCGTAGCCGGCCGGGATGGGTGGGCTCGATTCCCATTTTCAGCGCCGCCAAATCCAAGCGCTTGAAGCCGAACCCCTTGATTTCACCGGCGATTTTATAGGGGTTTTCCTTGAGGATAGAGATTGTGGAGTTGCCGAACCGCTCAACGATGGACCGGATTTGCCAGTTTGTCAACCCGAATCCAGCCAGCCAGGTGGCCGCCTGGTTGTACGCGGCGGTTTTGCGCCATTCATCGCGCAGCAGCAGGATTGTGTCGATTTTTACACCAGCGCAGCGCGCCATTTCGGCTTGGCGAAAATCCAGGGCGTTCTCCCAGTCGGCGGCGAATTTCGCGGCTAGTTTCGCGGCCTTAGACGGGCCGATGCCCTTCATTTTCTTGTTGCCAGCGATGTAGGCGGCGAGGGCATCTGCGCTGGCGTCGGGCATGAGGTAGGTAAGCGCTTCGGCTTTGAACTGCCACCCATATTTAGGGTGCTCCCCCCATGATCCGGTGAGGCAAACCCGCTCGCCGACCGCCACGGCGAAAGGCCCGGCAAAATTTTGTTCTCCGAACCGAGTAGCAATTACGCCAGCGGAATATTTCGGCGAGGCGAAAAAAACGCGCTTCACCTCGCCGGATATGGTCTCGGTTGGTGCGCCGCTCATTGTTTTTTCCGCAGCGCTTTGGCGACGCGGGCCAGGTCCACCTCCGGGCCGCCATTAATGCGCACGGTCGCCCGGGGCTCCTGCTCCCCCAGCGGTAGCAACTGCTGCTGCTCCTGCCAGGTGTCCACCAGCACGAGGTGGCGCTGTACGCACTGCTGTAGCGCCTCGATCTGGTCAGGCCCCAGGATCGCCGCGCCAGTCATGGTCAGCCGCACGTCGGCGCGGCCAAAGTTCGGACCAGCCGGCTCGATTTTCATTTTTCGCCAGTGGATACCGGCGATAGTCACGATATGCTCGCCCTCGTGCTCCAGTACGAGGTAATCCAGCAGGGCGTAAGTGGGGACGGTGACGCCGTAGTAATCGCGCAACTCGCCGTCCGCGTCCCACAGGAGCGATGACAGTTTATCGCGCCCCGATTTGAGTATGTCCGCGATGTTGTCAGCGGTCGCGATTTTCTCGATTTTGAACGAGAACTCATTGGCGGCCTTGGTCTCGCGCTCTTGGTAACTTATGATTTTCATTGACGTTTCTCCTTGTTACGGCATTTGTAGGTACTCACTCCCGCGCCACAGCCGGCCGCGCTGGCCAGCCGGCGGGCGGGCGCCCCAGGACTTGAAATACACCGGGATTTCCCGGGCCTGGCAATGCTCCATGATCGCATCCACCCAGGCGGCCTGCATCGGCCGCGCGCCGCGCCCGGTCTCGCCGCCCAGGATCACCCAGTCCGGTCGGTAGTCACCCGTCACCGCCAGGTCTATCGGCCCCAACAGCGGCTCCAGGCTCAGATAGGTGGGCCAGCCCATGGTCTGTAGATGGCCGATGTAGGACGCGCGCTCCTCCAATCGCGCCTGCGTCTCCGCCGTGGCCCCGAAGCGCAGGTGGGCGACGGGCAAACGGTCGAAAAGATGCAGCCAGGCCATGATCGGCCGCTTGGTCAGGATCAAAAACTCATGCCAGGGCTGGGCCGTCATCGCGTCCAGGGCGGCGTCGATAAAATCCGGGGCGACCAGGGTGTGGAAAAGGTCGTTCCAAACGGCATACGTGGTGGGGACCTTGCGGCGGCGGCTGGCCTCCAGCGGCTCCAGGCTTGTCCGGACCACGCTGTTGAATGCGCCTTTTAGATTGGTCAAACCCTGGTAGCGGGCGGCGATTTTGGGGTTGGCTTGACGCTCGCGCATCGCGGCGGCGGCGGCCGCCCAGCAGTGGTCGCAGCCCTCGGAGACGGGCGAGCAGCCGTCCACCAGGACCAGGGGCTTATCCCAGTAGCGGCCAGCCAGTCGGTTTTTTTTCGTGGTCATTGCGCCCTCTCGAACTCAATCCGGCATACCGGGTAGTCGGCCGGGATAAGTAGGCCCAGATACGGCCGCCAAAGCTTGGCCGTTTTCGCGCCTGACAGGCGCTGGTACAGGTCCATATAGGCCTCGCGGGTGGTGATCGGCTCCCCGGCCGCGTCCAGCACGCACTCTCGCGCCACGTCCTCCTCTGTGATATTTTTCAGCCGCTCAAAGCGCAGGCTCGTGATCATGATCCGGTACGGGCCGGGTGCGGTCCTGGACGATTTGACCGCGTGCTTCTGGCCGACCCACCAGTGGTCCCGCTGGTTCCGAAAAATCAGCCGCAAATCCTGCGCCGGACTGGTCACCAATGCGGCGAGGCAGCCCCATCTATCCGGCGGCTCATCTATATCGCAGAGTATATCTTCCGGGTACAGCGCCCGGCGTGTGACGGTTTTGCGCCCGGCCAGCACAGCCTCGTAGCTCCCTGGGGCGGAAAAGATTAACGCCATTTTGCACACTCCTATTCTTCCTTCGCTATTCGCCGCCCCAGGTAGAGCCATGCGAGGTATTTTTCCAGCTCATTTTTCTCCTTTTCTCTCTGGAGTATCTCAGTAGCATACGGAGTCAAAATCGCGTCCCGCGCTTCCTGGTCTTCGTAGCGCGATGTGGCAGATAGGATTTTTTCAAATATTTCTTTCCTCTCTGTCAGTTGGCTTTCCAGTATTTTGAGGTATGCTTTTTCCAGCGCGGACGTTTCCGCGTAATTTGGCCGTTGCGTCGGTGCGGAAAAGATTAACGCCATTAGCGCACCTCCTATTCCACCGCCAGCGAGGTAAGCCATTCCTGGCACGCTTCCATCTCCGCGACCGTCTGGTGCCACACCAGATCGTTGTCTGCGAGGTCTGTCAGTGCGGCATTGGCGGATAGCAGGTTCATGCCGAAATGGGCAGTGAGCGCGGCATGGAGCGCGGCCAGCGCGGCTATCTGGGCAGCGATGCGGGTAGGGTCAGGCGGCGGTTGCGTCGCCCGGATGCACTCCTTGCAGCGTATTTTTCCGTCAGGCTCTATCGCCATGATGCCCAGCGCAAATAGCTCGGCGGTCACGTCGGCGCCGCAATACGAGCAATATTTTTCCTTCATGGTCATTCCTCAACCTCCTGTTTTGATTGTTGTTTTCCCCCACGGCCTCGCGGCCTGAGCGCTTCAAACCCCTGGAGCAAAAACCGCGCGGCCCACTCGATGCAGACGTGGCGCGGCCCCCCGAAAATCACCGGATAGCCGTAGTCACGAGTGATGGCGAACGTGGCGCCCATGACAGACGCCGGGTGCGCCTGTGACTGGTAGTAGTGGCGATACACGTCCTCGGCCGTCCCCTCGATGATGATGCAGCCGTAGGCGCTGGAGTCCAGTCCCCGTTGTAACTCCGCTAAAAAGCGCTCCCTTTGGAGTATGACCGACCCCACGAAATCATCGAGGTTTTTGCGCTCGACGAACAGGCGGTCCTCATATCCGGCGAGCGAGTAGTCTCCCACCGGGAGGGCCGCCCGGACCGGGCCGTCGAACGGCCCGCCGGCGGGGAACGCCCATGGGTGCTGTTCCCGGGTGTCTATGATTATGATCGGCTTACTCTTCATTGGAGTAATACTTTCTGTATATCACCGCTGCTTTTTTCCAGGCGGCGGCCCTGGCGGCGGTCCAGGCGGCGGCCCAGGCGGCGGCCCTGGCGGCGTCCCAGGCGGCGGCCCTGGCGGCGGCCCTGGCGGCGGCCCCGGCGGCGTCCCAGGCGGCGGCCCTGGCGGCGGCCCCGGCGGCGTCCCAGGCGGCGTCCCTGGCGGCGGCCCCGGCGGCGGCCAGCTCCAATGCCGTCGCCGCTCCAGCGGCGTACCGCCGCGAGGTCTCCACTGCCACTCGGGGCCTGGGGTCATCTGGGTATATTTTCTCCCACACGGTGAGCGCAATCTGCTCCACCAAATCGCAAGAGAAAAGCCTCGCCGTTTTTTCGGCGTCCGGGTGCAGGTCCGCCCGCAGCGCCCAGACCGCATCCTGTATCCCGTTGATCTCCAGTATCCGCGAAAGCAGGATCGGCGCATCATCGCCCCAGTCAGGGCCGAGCGCGGCAACCAGATGCTCGTATCGATCCCGGCAGGCTTTTTTTTCGCGCAGTTGCGCCAACGTCGTGTAATGATTCATCTTTCCTCGCTTTGCTCCTTGAAAAACCAGTCGCAGCAGGTACAGGACACGTACTGCCTATATCCGCCCCCGGCCAGGCCGAACCCCAGGTCCACCGGCGAGCCGCACAGCGGGCAGTAATCGCCAGTAGCGGCGGCCCCTGCGGCCAGACCTGCTCGTACCGCTCTATGTAATCCGGCTGGCGTATCACTTGAACACCTCGCCGGTCTCGGGGTTGTTGCCGGCCGCATCCTCCTGCGCCCGATGAAACACCGCGTCCAGTGCGTCATCATCGTTGTTTTCCAGCGCCGCCCGCGCCGCAACCGAAGCGGCCGGTAGGTCCACCAACGCCCCCACAGCGCTGATTTGTTGAATGATCTCAAGGCTAAGCGGCATGTCCTTGGCCAGCTTCCGCACCGCTGTTTTTTTCCACATTTCCGCCGGCGCCGTCTGCCACGGCGAGGAGTCAGAGCCGCTCAGTTTGTTGTATTTTCGATGCCGCTCCACCTCGGCGGCGTCGCACCAAACATAGTGAATCGGCTCCCCGTTCTTAATCGCAACGGCGTAGGCCAGCACCATGGCGCCACGGTCCGCGACCGCCAGATTGGGCTTGTGCGTCAGCTTCGGCGGAAGCCCCGCAACGAAACCCCATTCGTCGTTGGAGTAAATCACATCCGGGTATACCGAATCCACCACGCCAGACCGGCGCATGAGGTCCATGAGCCCGCGATACATGATCATCAGCGTAGCCTTACCGCCGCGCGGGACAATCGCACACCGCCCCAGTTGCGGGTCCAGAGGCAGGCCCACCCGGGCCGCCTGCACCGCCGCCATCAGCAGGCTGGCCGGCTCGCAGCGGCGCGGATTGAGCAGATCGGGGAATTGAGCGGTCAACAGAATCAACCCCTGGACAATCGTTTCTGCGTTGATTCCGGCGGTTTTTGGAATCACCTCATCCATCTGCGCGCGCAAAATCGGCGCGTATCGGCGCAGGTCCTTGGGTGTCGAAAATACCAGCGCCGTGCTTTTGTTCTCCATTTCTTACTGCCTCCTAGATCGTGTCGTTGTTTTTGTTGAATACCCAGCGAGAGACGGAAAAACGCTCCACCCGCGCCTCATCGCTCCAGTCCTGGGTTTTGCGGCATTGCGCAAACGTCACCAGGTCTCGGTTGTATTCCATGCGGCCCAACTCCTTGGAGTCCGGATCAAGGTAGAGCGTGCGAATCTGAATGGGCCGCGTGGTGGACACCACCGCGAAATGAAACGACGGATGGACGCCAGTGAGCGCCCGCCACCCGGCGCTGTAAAATGCATCCTGTACGTAGTAGCGAAGCCGGTCGCAGGTGCGCTCGAACTCGCTGACGTTGCCGATGGTTTTGAGTTCGACGATTGAATTTCCCTTGATGTAATCCAATCTGGCGCGACATAATTCGCCGGTGATTTCATCCTGCCAGGCGATGGACACCTCGGATTGCCCACCCTGGAACATCCGCGACGCTAGAGGGTGCGAGAAAATCGCCGCGCGAATATCCCGAATCAGGCACTCTTCATCCGGCGTGAGCACCTCCTGGCCGGCCGCCGCCGCTTCAGCCTCCAGCGCCGCCAGCGCCTCTTTGTACTCCTTGTAGGCGGGGCCTTTGCCCTTAGCCTGCATGTCCGCCACCAGGGCCGCCGCGCTCAACGTGGCCCACGCCCAGCGGTCGGGCTCCAGTACAGCGAGGTGGACCAGAGACCCCAGACGCATGGCCGCCGACGGCTTGATCGGGTTGCCCTCTATCACCACGTGGCGATAGACCGACGGCCCTTTTGCGATTAAATTCAATCCCGATCTGGATATTCCAGGCGCGGCGTGGTACTGCGCCGCCGGCATATCGTAGATGATCGTCATGATTTGCTCCTCCTCCTCCAAAAAGGTTATCAGCATTCAATCCCCCGGTTGGTGTCCCGCCATCCGCTCACTTCATATCTCCGGGTGCTCATTCATTTGTTGCTCCTATGTAGTTATTATAGTATTCTTCATGTATGAATCTTTTCCACGTTTCAAGGCGCTCCGTGTCATCCCCAAACCAACTGTCCAGTACGGTATACGATAGGCGGATACGGGAGGCATTGATATTGGCGGCGAGTGTTGGACTACTTTTTAATATCACTTTATCGAAATCTAACTTTGGCGATTCCGACCTGCGCTCCATCTGGCAATCGAAGAGCTTGTAATTACAATGGTAATTCCAATTTTCCACGCACTCTGCTATGCTTAATCTGCCCGGATTGCTTACGCCACACTTTAGGCACTTGATGGAATATAACATCTCAAACGTTTTGAGTGTGTTCCATTTCAACACTTCTGTTTGTGTTATCAAGTGTGTTGAATTGCATACAGAGCAACGAACAGCATTTTTTAAGCACGCCTGCCGCGCTTTACTCATGATGATCCACCTCCTCCAGCGCCTCTAGGAGGCCGATCAGCGTCATACCCGCCTCGGAGGCCAGGCGCACCAGTGCCTGGCAGGCGTGGATCAGCGCGGCATCGTAGCGGACAGCATACCCCTGTTCCTGCTCGGTATCGAGCCGGATCATCCACAGTACGCCGGGGCCGGCGGGGACGAACCGCAGCGGCCTGGGAGCGCTGGACACCGCCTGACCGGCGGGCCGCCTGGCCACCGGCTCGGCGGGCAGGGTCAAGTCCGCTACACCCGTCATGGTCAGCGGCTCGGAGGACGCCGCTACCTCCGCCGTGGTCAGGACCGATTCGACGGCCGGCTCCGGCGGCTCCGGCTGGCATATCGCCGTGGGGGCAGATCGCGGCGCGCCGTCCCGACGGGCAAGACTCGCCATCCGCTCCCCCGTGGCCATGATATTTTCAATGGCGGTGGCCAGCGCGACTGCATCGCTCGCCGCAAGGTCTGCCCCGGTCTTGCAATTGGCGCAGCGTTTGTATACGCCAGTCATCTGGTTCATCATACACTCGCTTCTTGGGATTTTTGGCGGCGGACCGCAGAGTCCGGGCCGCTCGCACTTGATCATGCTATCAGTCGGCATCGCGCTCCTCCTTATATTCGATTTGTGGTGGGGCCAGCCACCCCAGTTTTTGCGCGTCGGCGACCATGCGGCGCAGCAGATCGCGGCACTCGTCCGCGCACTGATCATGGCCGCCGGCGACGCCAGTGCGCCAACTGGTGATATGTTTTTCCCATATGTACTCGCCGGTCTTCTGATTGATTCTCTGAATGCCGGCGCTGCACACCGCCGTTGGCGCGCCGGGCGCCAGGAAATAGTCCAGTCGCACGACGACATCGGAAAACAGAATGTCGCCGGTGGTGTGCATATACCCCTTTCCGGTCGCGGGCAAAAATGACCGGGTGGCCAGGCCGCCGACGGCCAGGCACTCCAGTAGCGTTTTCCGCGGCTCCTTCTCCATCGTCGCTCCTCCTCCTAAAAAGTGTTGTGAAATCGCCACGTTGCGCAGCGAGCCCTATAAAGCTGGCTCCGCTCCAGTCCCCACAGGCCCGCCGCTAGGCGTTGGCGTCGGCGTCGGAGCATCCGCCAGGTCAGCCCGGCCGTCCGCCAGCGCGATGATCCAGGCCAGTTCGGCGGCGTGCCTCTCGGCCGTCTCCTCCCGCGTCGGCGGCCTGGTATCGGTGAGCAGCCGCGAGACGTAGGCGTCGGTCTTGCCCATCGCGGTCGCTATCGCCCGCTGGGTGATTCCGCGCCGGTCCAGTGCGGCGCGTAAGTCGTGGACATCGTTGAACATTTCAAATCCCTCCTCTCAGGTAAAGCGCCAGTCCGGCGGGCGCGGCGAAAAGCAGGCCCGCAGCCTTCAGCGCAATTAATTCCGGGATGCACCATTCGCCGCCGGCGGCGGGCTCCGCTAGGAGGGCCAGCCCCCCCGCAACGAACAGCGCCAGCAGCAGGAAATTCGTCAATCTTTTCATGGGGTTTACTCCTCCTCCTCGTGTCCGGCGCACTCGCCGGACCGCAGTGCGCTGCACAGGCTCTCCCTGCACAGCCGCCAGTCACCGCGATCATCCCGCTCCTCCCGGCATTGCTCAATCAGAGAATCAACCGCGCCGGCGTAATCAAACCAAAACCGCGCCCGGCGGGTGGGCCATGGCGCCACCTCAGAGCGCGCCTCAATCGCCTCATTGTACCTCATGGCATATCCTCCTGCGTTTGGTGGGGGCCGGAGCCCCCGGTTGATTAAAATCCTCGCTCTCGCAGCGCGAACCCCATCACCGCGTCGACCTCCTCCTCGTCATACTCGCCGAACATGTGCCGGATGTTCTGCTCAGAGAAATACTCTACGATCTCATCATAGGTATTTCCGGGGTCTCCGTAGACATTCAGCCATTCGTGTCGTAATAATTCGATCCTCATCGTCTCTCTCCTCGGTTTTTGTTTTCAGTTTCTCTCGCTCCATCTTTTTTAATCGTATACCATCGGTTATCCGCTGTCAACTGTTTTCGACAACTATTTTCGGTTTTTATTTGTCAACAATTTCCAGTGGTTACGCCAAACTGGCGGTCTTTCAGCCGGCCAGGTGGAGAAAAAATCGGCGCCGCCAGGGCCGAAAACCGCCCGGCTGGGGCTCCACCGGGCCGGATCCGACCCGGATTTGACGCCAAGACCGGTAACCACCCGGAATCTCTGGCGTTTTCCCGGCCGGAGCGCTCCGAGGGGGCGGAAGACGTGGCAAAATGAATGAGATTCATCACATCGTCACGTCGTTGTGATAATTTTTTGACGCCAAAATTCTCAACGAATACGCCAAGTTACGGAGTTGGAGACCCGTTTGTGATGGACGTGATGAAAAAATCTAGTACTTACCGCGCCTGCGCGCGCTCGCGTACGCGCGCACGCACAGGCAACAGGTTTCCGTGATAATCATCACAATATCACGGAATCGGTCAACCACCCGGAATCACTCAAGAAAAGTACGTGATAATTTTTGTGGCGGTGACTAGAAATTCTCAAAATGATACAAAAAAACCAAAACGGCCGGATATGCGTGCGTTACACCCTCCGTCACGCCCCACTGAAAAATACGCCTAAAAACAAACACTTGCAAACTAAGGATAACAGAACTGGATACAAACAAATCGGCGGGATACGCCAAAAAAACAAATACGTTGCGTTTTTTGTTGCGCGGCGAAAAAATATCGCATATAATCATGAGTATTGGTCATCCGCGCAACGGATGGTGAAACAAAAACGAGTGGAGTAAATAATGGACGCTGAAAAAATCAAAACCATCCAGGCTCTGGCCCGCAAAATCATCGTGCTGTGCGGGGAGTGCGACACGCCGGCGGTGGGGCGATGGGACGAACAGTTCGCGCGCTCCTGCCTCGTGTACATCCCTGGGGCGGAGGCGTCCTCCAGTGAGATATTATATGCGTTGTTTGCATGGTCGCAAGATCAGGCGATCCCGATCCCGATAGGCAAAAGTCTGCCGCGCGAAATTTGCAAAACGCTCAGACGAGCCGGATGCCGCTCCATTACCGCCCGGATCGAGAGAGGTGATACCCGCCGCGTCTGGCGAGGCGTAAAAGTCATCTAAACTTCCCCCTTGACAACTCTCCCCCTCCTGGCGCACTATTACGTCAGGAGGCTTCAATGAACCCGCGCGGCCGTGAAACCAAATACAACCCCGATCTGGTCAAGGTTTTGTGCGAGCATCTCGAAGACGGTTTCACCGTTGGAGTTTCCTGCGCCGAGTCGGGCATTTCGACCTCGTGCCTGTACCGCTGGCTGGCGGACGACAAGCCGGAACATGATGATTTAAGGGATAAATTCGCGCGGGCTACCGCTAGAGCGCAACGGCGATACGAAGAAATGCTCAAGGTTGCAGTCGCTTCAAAAAAAGACCCGACGGTTATACTGAGCATCCTCAAGCTGCGCTATCCGAAGGACTGGCATGATCCCAAGCGGGAGATCGAACTGTCCGGCGGTCTGGCGATCACCAACAACGACGAATCGGCGCTTGAGAAGCTTGCGAAAAAATTCGGCAAGAATACCGCCGACTTGCGCGCCGAACTGGAAAAAAAAATGGGCGGTGACGATGGCTCGTAGCAGCCGCGCCGCCCTGGCGCTCATGGAGATCGAACTTCAACTGCGCGCCGAACAGCGCGCTTCCCGTCCTGGCCCGCTGCAAGAGCATCAACTCCCCCCTCCTGGCGACTGGTCCACCTGGCTATTTTGCGGTGGACAAGGCACAGGGAAAACTCATACGGGAAGCGTGAGTGTAATCAACCACTTGCGCCAATATGGAAAAGGCGCTCGTGTAATTATTGCGGGCGCGACGCGCGATGACGTGCGCAAAGTGTGCCTCGAAGGGCTTTCGGGAATTATGACTCTAGCCGCACCAGACGAGATCAAACTGAACCGCTCCACCCTGGAGGGGTGGCACGAGGATGGCGGCCGCATCTATGCGCTGGGTGCGGAGGTTCCTGAGCGTTTCCGGGGACCAGAGGCGACATTGCTCTGGGCGGATGAAATCCGGTCCTGGAACCCGGACTCCTGGGATGTGGCCGTACTGCGTGCGCGCTTGGAGCCGGCTCCGGGTGTGGGGCCGCGCAAGATCGTGACTAGCACGCCGCGCCCGTGTGCGCTCATGCAGGACATGATCGCAGACGCAAAAAGTCATCCTGAAAGAACAGTGGTCTCCTATGGCGCCATGGCCGATAATATTTACTTGTCTCCCAAAGCGCGCGCTGAATATTACGAAAAGTTCGGCGGAACAAAGATGGCGGCCCAGGAGCTATTCGGGCAAATGACCTATGAGGATGATGGGGCCATGTGGCGGTCAGGGATGATAGACCCGCATCGGCGCAGTAATCCCGCCGACTGGCCCGAGTGGCGGCAGACCGTGCTGGCGATTGACCCGGCGGTGACCACCGGCCCGCGTTCGGATGAGACGGGCCTGGCCGTGGCCTCGGTCGGCGCGGACGGCCACTATTACCTGAGACACTCGGATGGCGGGCGGTGGGAGCCGGAGAAATGGTCAAGCTTGGCCTTGACATTGTTCCGGGAATATGCTTGTGATTACATAGTGGTCGAAACAAACCAAGGCGGCCAGATGGTAAAATCGACGCTGGAAAACGCTTGCAGGCAACTCGATACACGGCTCCCGCCGACCAAGGATTTTTCGGCGATAAAGAGCAAGCCCCAGCGCGCGCTCCCGATTTCCTTGCTCTATCAGCAGGGGCGCGTTCACCATTGCGGGGTATTCATCGAATTGGAATCGCAGATGATGCAGCTAAAACCGGACCATGATGATCGGCTTGATGCTGCTGTTTATGCGTTGGCGGAAGTGTCCTGTCCAGCGCCGGACTTCTCGAAGGTGACCACGCTCCGGCCCCGGCTGTTTGATCCGCGCGGTAGGCGAGACGGCTTAACCGCGTGCAACTTGAGGATGTAATGGCGCGACGACGCAAACGATACGCAGTTGAGGGGACGGCTCCAGTGATGGCGACCATGCCGCGCGCCGACCTGCGCCCGCTGCCGTTGCGCCTATCGGTTGACCCGTACATCATGCGCCTGTTCGGCGAATCGGTTCGTATCGACACGGACTATCAACTCTACTACGGCGGTAAGAGCTGGTCGGACCTGTACGATGTATTGCGGGACCCGCAGTGGCTGGCGGCGTGGACTCAGCGGCGGGCGGAATCATGCCAGGCCGAATGGGAGGTCCGGGCGTGGGACCCGGGCGATGAGCGGGAGCAGGAAATCGCCGATGCGGTGTGGGATATGCTGCAACGCCTACATCTGGAGACGGTCCGGGAGGCGGTGGTGCAGGCGGTGCCCTGTGGCTACAGCGTGCAGGAGGTCATGTGGGCGCGGCGCGGCGGGATGATCGTCCCCGGGGAGATACTGAGCAAGCCGCCCTGGTGGTTCGACTTTGATATAAACGGCGCACTGTTGTTCAACGACGGCGGCGTAACTTATCGGCCGGTTGCGGACCGGAAATTCCTACTGTCGCAGCATGGAGCCGATGAGAATAATCCTTACGGCAACAAGCTGGCGTCGGTTTTGTACTCGTTGGTCTGGGTGAAGCGTCACGCCTGGAAATTCGGCGCGGTGTTCCTGGAAAAGTTCAGCGTTCCCGCGATCTTAGCGCACTACGCCAGGACGGTTAGCGAGCAGGACCGGGCGGCGCTGCAGGACGCGATTGAGCAATGGGGCGTAGACCAGGCGCTGTTGATTCCCGAGGAGGCGAAAGTCTCCATTTTGGCCAACAGCAACGCAAGCGGCCAACATCTGCCTCATGCGCAGATGATAGCAGAGGTAGACCGGATAATCGCCAAGGTGGTATTGGGCGGGTCGCTGACTCTGGAGGCGGGGAGCGATGGCGGGCGCGGGACGCGGGCTCTGGGCGGCGTACACCGAGAGTCGCTTGACCTGCTTGTGTCGGCTGATTCGCGCTTGATAGAGCAGACGTTGGGGACGCTGATCCGGTGGATTGTCGATTACAACTGGGGGCCTCAAGAAAACTACCCAGAATTTCGTAACATCGTTGACCGCGACGAATTGGATACTGAGCGCAACGAGAATTTGCGGGAGTGGTACAAACTGGGTCTGCCCGTGGCGCTGGAATCGATCTACGAGGCGGCGCAGCTTGATCCGCCAGCCGATGACGCCGAGATACTGGAGCCTCCCCCGTCGCCTCCTCCTCCTCCTCCCGACGGCGTGGCCCTGGCCCGTGGTCCGGGGGGCTCCAGTTTGTCGGCGTTCGCGGCTGGCCCTGGCCCTGGCCCGATAGAGCGGGCTGCGCGGGCTGCGGAGGCGTACTCGGAGCGAGTACGGGTGCGGGCGGAGGACGTGGTCCTGGCGGCCCACGCCGGGGCGTTCGAGCCGCTGGTGGCCGACTTCCGGGCCATGAGCCGTGCGGCTGATGGACTGGACGCCATGGCGCAGGCGGTCGGAGCCTACGAGATAGAGCTACAGACGGATCAGATGCAGCAGGCGCACGCGATGCCGGCGGTCGCGGGCGTCGGGGCCGCGCTGGGCAACGTGCGGTTGCTGGGGCGGCTGTACGGACTGGGCCGGATGCGGGCGGAAATCCAAGCGCAGGTGGACGCGGAGAAATTTTCGGGCCGGCTCCAGTACGATGATCGGGCGGAGCTAGTGGCCGATGTGGCGTGGGACCAGGACCCGCAGGCGGTGCTAGATCGGCTGGCGGCGCGATACGACGTGGCCCCGGAGGCGTGGGCGACCATGCAGGGTGTGGAGCGTGCGGCGGTCTGGTCCTACGCCTACGCCCCATGTGCAGAACTGGTGACGGAAGTCAAGGGGATGATCCAGAACGCGGCGGCGCGGGGGACCAGCTTCTACGATTTTCAAGTTGAACTCGAAGACGCATATATCAAGCGCGGTCTGATTGCTCCGCTGGCGGAAGGCGGCCGGCTGGGCCAGGTCCTGGCGCCCTGGTATGTGGAGACGGTTTTCAGGACAACGCTTTTTGACGCATACGGGGCGGCCCGCTGGCGGCAAATGCGGGAGTCGCGGGACTATATTCATTATTGCGAATGGGTAACGGCTGGGGACCAACGGGTGCGGCCGTCTCATGCGGCGCTGGAAGGTGTGTACCGAATTGACGACATTCCAGCGCGGCCGCCGATTGATTACAAGTGCAGGTGTCTGCTGATTGGCATAACCGAGGGGCGGCGCGGGGAGAACAACTACACCATCCGGGAGGATGCGGATTTGATCGGTTCGACGGCGCGCGGCGGATTTGGAGGGCTTGATGATTAAGTCGGATTGGATAGAAATTGCGCGGAGCGGGCACTATCCGGGGAAGGTGCCCTTGACCCGGGGCATGTTCGAGGAAATGGTCGCGGCGTTGCCTCGTCTCACGGACGGCGTACCGCTGACCATCGGCCATCCGGATGGGGAGGCTCTAGCCTGGGGCTGGGTGACCGCGTTGGACGTGCGCGAAAATGGGGAGAGCGGCCCGGACCGGGGTTGGTCATTGTGGATGCAGGCCGACTTGCAGGATGAACTCGCCGAAATGGTCCGGTCCGACAAACTGCGCAATCGGAGCATCGGGATAGACCAGGACCCGACTGGCGCGTGGTACCTGTGGCATGTGGCGTTCCTCGGGGCGGTTGCCCCGGCGGTTCCCGGCATGGAGAAAATCAAAATGAGCGCTGATAAGAGTAAGCAGCGCTGCGAGGTTTTTGAGTTCGCCGCAGCGGGCGGCGATGGTGATACGAAACAGTCCAGAAAAGGAGATAACATGCTGGACAAAAAAAGCGCGCCGCCCGCACCTGGCGGCAACGATCCGGCCCCGGGGATGCAGGAGCACACCCCGGCCCCGGTGAACGAGGACTACTCCTACGCCGCCAGCGCCGAACTGGCCAAGCTGCGGCAGGAGTTGGAGGCGGAACGGCGTCTGCGCCGGGTGAGCGAGGCGTCGGCGTTCTGCGAGCGGCTGGCGGCCGAGGGGCGACTGACCCCGGCCATGTCGGCGGGGCTGCCTGAGCTACTGGCGGCCCTCCCGGATGGTGAGGCGTCTGCGTTCAGCTACTCGATTTCGGGCGCGGAGAAAAAGACCAACCCGGCGGCGTTCATGCGCGCGTTTCTGGCGAGTCTGCCGATCGCGGTGGATTTCTCCGAGCGGGCGAAACGGCCGGCCGGTCAGGGCGCCATGCCCCCGGGCGGCGATGGAATCGAGGCGCAGATTAACGCCTATCTGGCGAGCAACCCGGGTGCGTCCGTCGTCACGGCGGTCCACGCCCTGTCCCAAAAGGAGGACTAAACATGACCGCAACCAACATACAAGCCTCTCGGGGTGGGATACGGGTCTCGGTCCCGACCGCGACGACCACCTTGGTCAAGGGCCGGTTTATCACCCCGGCCGGCGCCTATGCCGGCGCGGGCGAGCACGCCAGCCTGGTCTCCGTGGACGATTACTCCACCGATGGGTACATCGCCTGTCAGCAGGGCGGGGAGTGCATGGTGGAGACGGCCGGCGTCATCGCGATTGACGCCGAGCTCGCGCTTGCCGCCAACGGGCGAGTCAAAACGCGCGAAACGGAAGATTATTGCAACGGGTACGCGCGACAGGCGGCCGGCGGGGCCGGGGAATTCATCCTGGTCAACCTGGAGCACGGCTACAGCATCAGCGCCGATGACGCCCTGGCCGCGCATATCGCCGACACGACCGGGGCGCACGCGGCGAGCGCCATCAGCGTACTGGATACCGCCACCCGGTACACCGGCGCGGATGTGGAGACCTGCCTGGCCGAGATCGCCGGCGCCGGCCGGACCACTGAGACGATCAAGGCCAACGCCACGGCCATCGCCGGCCACCTGAGCGACACGACCGACGCCCATGCTGCGAGCGCGGTGAGCGTAGTGACAAGCGCGTTTGCGGGCGTCCTGAGCGCGGCTGACGACACTGTGCAAAAGGCCCTGGACACGATCGACGATCATGGGCATACCGCAGCCGCCATCCCCGTGGTGGACGCCGGTAATTTATACACGGAAACGAATATCGAAACGGTGCTGGCTGAAATAGCGGGCGTCGGGCGCACCACGGAGACCCTGAAAAGCATTTCCGATCACACCGGCGCGGCATCTGCGGCTCATGCGGGCAGCGCCATCGCCGTCACCTCGGCCGGGTTCACCGCCGCCCTGCTGGCGCTGGCCCCGGGGCCGACCACCGTGCAGGCAGTGGCCGTCGCGATGGACGCCATCGCGGACGGGACGACCATCGATGCGACGGCCGTCACCGGAAAATTAAAAATCGCGGACGGTGGAGTCGGTGTCTCCAAGTTGGGCGCTGGCGCGGTGGGCGTGGGCCTGGAACTGAACGCGGGCGCGGCTCGCGTCGCGGCTCCGGCTGCGGCCTCGGGCCTGGGCGGCGGCGCGGGCGTGTCGCTCGTGGTCAACCCGGACAACTCCACCATTGAGCTTACCGCTGTCACCGGCGAGGTGAAGGTCAAGGACCTCGGAATCACCACCGGCAAGATCGCGCTGCTGGCGGTGGACACGCCGCAATTGGCGCTGCTGGCGGTGGAAAACGCGCAAATCGGATTGCTCGCCGTGGACTCCCCGCAGATCGCGGCCGGAGCAATCGACTTGGGGCACATGTCGGCCGACTCCGTGGACTCCGACCAGTACGTCGATGGTTCAATCGACCTGGTGCATATGTCCGCCGATTCGGTTGATTCGCCGCAGTATGTGGACGGCTCTGTCGACGTGATACACTTGGCCGTCGCCGCCAAGCCGCTGGTCCAGATTCCGTTCGAGGTCGATCTGGCCGACATCGTGGGCGTGCAGGACATCATCACCGACTATCTGCCCGGATTCGCGTTCGAGATCGTCAAGTTCGACGCGGTGGTCACGAAGGCGGTCACCACGCCGGCGAAGGACATCACCTGCGTGCTGGACATCGGAGCCAATCCGGTCACCGGCGGCTCGTTGCAGCTGGCCGGAACGTTCACGCTGGGCGCGCGCCAGGCGTCCACCGACATCACGGCCGCCAACACGGGCAACGCCGCAGCCGTGCTGACCATCAAATGCAGCGTGTGCACGGCCGCCTTTGTCGAGGGCCGCGCGTCGTTCCATTTGACCCTGCGGCAGACCGACTAACCATTTCCGGGGGCTCCAGCCCCCATTTTGAAAGGTATACGCAAAAATGAGCAGAATAGAATTTGGAAGGAACGATCAACGCGGGTCGGCTTACACTTTGGCCGCCGACGCTGGGCTCGCCGATAGGCTGTGGAGCAAATTCGCGCGTGACTATCAGCGCAAATCCATCGCGGCCCGGGTGGCCCGCTCGTTCGCCGACCGGGCCGATTCCCTGCGCCTGGTTGATCCGGTGCTGACCAATATCGCGCAGGAGTACAGGGGACAGGACTACATCGCCGACATGTTGTTCCCGACGATACCCGTTTCGGCGCGCGCCTTCGAGTATCCGATATTCGGAAAAGAGGCGTGGATCGACAACAGGGCAATCGCCCTGCGCGTCGCCGGGGAGGAGCCGCAGGTGCTCCTGAGCAACGTCACCACGGGGTCCGCCACCACCATCGATCGCTGGATTGCGACCGCCGTGGACGATACTGAGATGCAGGAGGCCACGCCCGGGACCGAGCGGCTGACCACTATGGCCGGCCTGGTCGAGTACCTCATGGAGCAGAAAATGCTCTGGCTGGAGGCAGACGCGGCCGAAATAGTCATGAACTCCGGTTTGTACGTAAGCGGAAACACCAGCTCGCCCGGAACCAAGTGGGACGCTGCGGGCGGCGATTTCCAGGGCGATTTCGTGGGCGCGTTGGAGGTCATCAGCGGCAATGTGGGCGCGAAAGCGAATACCGTTCTGATGAGCCCGGGCGTCTGGTATTCGATGCTCAAAAATTCGCAATTCCTGGCGCCGAACGCCAACGCGGCCGTCGTTGGTCCTCCCGATGTGCGCACTTGGTTTGCGCAGTTTGGAATCAACCGCGTCCTGGTGGGCGAAGCGTTCAAAATGCTGCCGGCCGACTCCTCGGTTGAGCGCCTGTGGGGAACCGAGTATTTCTGGCTCGGCTACGTCGCACAGAGCGTCCAGGCCAACATCCGGCGTCCCTCATTTGGGTACAAATTCGCGAGGTCGAGCTATCCGCAGATTGTCCCCGAGCGGAACGCCTACGGCGGATGGACCAAGGTTCGCGTTTGGTCTTGCGAACGGCCGGTCGTGACCTCCTATCCGGCGGCCTACCTGTTCTCCAACGTGCTGGCGTAAGGTACTCTTCATGGCCTACTGCACCTATGCGGACCTCGAAACATACAGGCTGAACGCGGACAAGCTGGCGGAACTGAGCGCGCATGACCCCGACGGGACGGTCAACACCGCGCGTATTACGGCCGCCTGCGAGGATGTATCCTACCGCATCGACTGTTACATCCGGGGCCGCGCCACGCTGCCAGTGACGGACGCCGACACGCTGGCGTTCCTGCGGGGAATAGCTCTCGACCTTGCAGTGTGCGCTCTTTTTACGCGGTACAGCGTACCGAGTGAGGAGACGACGAAAGAGTGCGATAGGGCCGTGGACATGCTTGAGGCCATCCGGGACGGAAAGATGTTGCTCCCCTCTGGCGGCGCGATTGCTGCGCCCCCAGGGGTGTGGGCCAAATCGAATCTGCGCACTTTGACGATTGGCGGCGACACCTCGGATTCTGAATCCGAGGGTAACCTGGACTATTTCCCATGAGCGAGTTGGATCAATGGCGCAGGTTCATGCGTGACTTCACTCGGAGAGTATCCGATTTGGGGCCGGTCTTGCGTGAAATCGGGGAAGAGGGCATTGCCGACAGCGTGACGAATGTGCGGCGGGCGGAGACGCCAACCGAGCGGCCGTGGGCTGAGCTGCGGCCGAATACCGTGCTCAATAAAGCGCGGCTGGGGAAGACGCGGCCCGGGATCATGAGTGGGCAGATGCTGCGACTCTTGATGAAGGTGGACGTGGGCGCGGCGGTTGTGCATTGGGGAACCAATGTGCTGCATGGCGCATACTTCCACAAGGGGACCAAGAAACATCCGATAGAGGCTAAGCGGCGCAAGACGCTGGCCTGGTTCGGCGCGGGGGGATGGCATTTCCCGCGCGCTGTCGAACATCCCGGCCAGGTGGGGCGTGAGTGGGTGGGGATTGGACCGCGACTGGAGCGGCTGATTTCCAAAATCCTGCATCGCCATATCGATGAGGCGGCGCGGCGCGGGGGGTCAGCATGACCCGCTGGCGCGAAACGATTTACTCCTACCTGGAGACAGTTTTGAAAACGGCGGCGCCGACCGGCCCGGGTTGCAACCGGGTGGAGCGGCGACGGCTGTTCGAGGAACTGCTGACTGAAACCAAAGAGGGAAAAATCGCGCTACCGGCCGCCTGGGTTCCGCCGTTCGGGGCAATCGACACCGAGGTCGCGGAAGTTTTCTCGCCGTCGGGGATAGTTGAGGCGCGGGCGATATTCTCCGCCGATGCGGGCGCAACTTACTATCGGCGCCAGTGGAGGCGGGTGGACAACTGCGAATGGACGCCGCAAATCCTGCTGTGCGTCAAGGACTTCGCGGCGGCCGATGCCGTGCTACCCAAGCTGCGCGCGCTCCTTCCTGGCTACATAACGCAAACGTACACCATGGCCCGACCGGACCAGGCCGAAGACGATGTTGTGGCGTTGCGCGCATACATTGACTGGCGCACGAGCGGCCAGGTGTACATGAAGAATTTTCAGGCGCAATACGTTTTTTGGAGTATCATGATCCGGTTCAGTTACGGGATTTACGCCCTGACGGACCGCTTGGTTAAACCGTTCTCCGTCGCGCTGGCGGAGCCTGCTGCTTAAGGGAGGCTACGAAATGGGTATCGCTTACGGCGCGTTTGACATGAACGTCGCCGACGCCTCCGCGCCGGTCAACCCCACCGCGCGGATCAACAACTTTGGCGTGCTGGGCTATTGCACGGCGATGAGCGCCAACAGTTGGAAGAAGGTCAACGGCTACTCCGACCTTGACACCGAGATCGGGAAGGGGCCGTTGCGGGAGTTCCTCAACCAGTTTTACACCGAGGCGACCAAGAAATCGCGGTCGATCACGGTCATCTGCGCCACACAGGGGACCGCCGGGTACAATTCGGCGGTGACGCAGGTGGGCACCGGCGACAGCGAACTGGTAGTCACCGGATCAGCCAAGTGGCATGTCGAATGCGTCGTGACCATCGTTTTGGGTGCGCTGGTTTCGGGAGGCACCTCCACGGCGAAAATCAGCTATGACGGCGGCGAGACCTACGAGGATACGGTGACCATTCCGGCTACCGGCATCATGCCTATCGACGCCGACTTGGGGCTGACCCTAACGTTCGAGCACGCCGCCGAACTGACCGCAACCGGAGACACCTACAGCTGGGGATGCATCCCCAAGTCCATTCCGCTGGGCGACGCCGACACCGCCGGAAGCATTCTGGGCGAGCTGGCCGCGTACTTCGACGAGGGGACCGCCCCCTGGCCCGAGGCCATCCATATCTGCGACAAAATCGCCCCGGCCGGCGTGACCGCGCTCAACACCCTGGCGGGGACGCGGCTCGACCTCAAGGCCCCCTGCATGTTCACCGGCGAGTTCCGGCGCAACCACGATTCGGGCGCCGCCTACATCGCGGAGACCGTCGCGGAATACGTCTCCGACATTCAGGGCGCCACCGAGGGCTATGCCCACGCCAGCGCGACCTCGAAGAAGTGGTTCGGCTGGATATTGGGCTACCCGGTCATCACCGGCTGGGACGCCACAATCCGCGCCGAAAGCCCGGCCGGCTCCATCTACGGCGTCATGGCGCGGCTCTCCAAATTGTCGGACTCCGCTGGAGCGACCTACATCAACGGCGCCAGCAACAAGCTCTCCGGCACGGTCCATTCCCTCCAGTTCACCGACGCCCAGAACCAGACGCTGAATGAGCTGGGCGGCTCACTCATACGCGGCTACCAGGGCGCCCAGGGCTACTGGCCGAGCCGCATGGGCACCAACGCCGGCAACACCAGCGCCTACCAGATGTTCGACCGGATGCGGGTCATGATCCTGGCCTGCGGCGAGGTCTTCGCCCGGCTGTTCCCCTATATCGACGTGGATATGAGCGGGGCCGAAGCGACCGCTATGGAGCCGGCGACCCTTTCCGCCGACCTGACCGCCTGGTTGACCTCGCGGCTGAGCCAGTACGTGACCAGCATCGCCGCAGAGGTTGTTGACGACCCGGAGGTCCTCGACTCCCTCGAAGTGGACATAACCCTGACCGCGCTGTCGAAGGCCAGCGAGATCACCGCCAACCTGACCATGACCGAGCGCGTGGCGGCATAACGCCAAAAGGAGCAATAAAATGGGCGCCGAAGTGAACGGCAAAATGTATGATTGGGGCGACCTGGAAATCTCTGGGATGCCCGGGGTCAACGTGGGATTCACCACGCTGACCTATGAGGACGAGATGCCGGTGGAGTTGCAGCACGGCAAGGGCCGGTTGCCGCGCGGCTACACCCAGGGCGGGTTCTCGGGCTCCGGGAGCCTGGAAATGCACGAGGACAGCTACCTTCGGCTGAATCTGGCGGCGACGGCTCTGGCGGGCAGCGTCTACGGGTTGGAGCCGTTTCCGCTCATCGCAACGTTGTATGATGCGGGCGCGGTGGCGGCCACGCTGACCCTGCCGCGCGTGAAATTTGAGCGGCGTTCTCGCAGTCTGGGCAGCGCTGGCAGCGCCGACGCGGCCAAGGTAACGTTGGCCTTCAAGTACATGGGTGAACCAATTGAGGTGGGGGTATAATATGCGCTACATGGAGGAGCCAGAACTGATTCTCGCGGGTGAGAAACTGGGCCGGGAAATCCGCGAGCAAACCAGCAACGATGGGACCGTGGTGGTCTATTGGGCTTATCCCGCCAACAGGCCGCTACAGGCGTTCGCGCGGTCCGCGATGGTGACCAAACCAGCCAAGATGCTGGATTCCTTGGCGGAAATGGTTTTTCCGGACGGCGCGCTGCGGAATCAGTGGGAGCGGGCGATCACGGACCATCCGCTGTTGGAGTCCGACGTTCTGGGCGAAATTCTCGTTGACCTCGGGTTCAACGCCGATCAGATCACCAGGGACCTGGCCATTGGCGAGTCCGTGCAGGGACCGCTACGGATGTTTTTACCGGGTGTCGCCGACCCGGTGGAGTTCCGGCGTTTCACCCGGGCCGACCTCGCCCGAACGCGCAACGCCAACTCCGAACGGATGATGGACACGATGTTTGTGATTTGCGCGGACTGTGCCAAACCGAGTGATATTGCCGCTTGGCTGGGTGAGAAGCCGGGTCATGCGATCAGCCTTTACGCGGCGCTGGCGCGGGAGCAGGTCGTTGGCGGTGGGGGTTTCCGCGCCTCAAAAAAATTCATTCCGTCGGGGACGATGACGCCGAAACCCTAGCGCTACCGCCATTTGGCGACCCCGACGATGACCCGGTTGCGTGGGATGATTGGCTGACCTGGCGGATTACCGGCATTGATCCGCGGGTGATTGACTACCAGGAGGATTACGAAGCGTTGCAGAAGACCGCCGCCAAAGCCATTGAAATGCTTAGGGATATTATCGCTGGCGGCGTTGGGCTGGGCTTTGGCGGTGGTAAGAAGGGCGGCAAGAGCGGGGGCGGCAGCCGGGCCGCCAGTGCTCCACCGGGCGGAAGGAGGGCCAGACGACGTGGATAGTATCTACAAATTAGGCGTCTGGTTGCAGTTAAAGGACGGCTTGACGCACGGCCTGGACAGCATCAACAAGCTGGGCGAGAAGGTTTTCGGGCGCTTCAAAGATATTCGCATGGCCGTACTGGGCGTAGGTGCGGCCTTCACCATCATGGGGTTCGCCGCGTTGGGGGTGGGCAATCGACTGGCCGACAAGTTCGGCGAGTTCGAGAAGATCATGGCGCTTACACGAGGCGCAATCGGTGCGAATGCTCAGGAATTTAAGGCGATGGAAAAAGCGGCGTTGGCCGCCGGCATCGCTACGCAATTCAGCCCAACAGAAGCGGCTGCCGGGATGAGAGATATTGGTCTGGCCGGTTTTCGGCCGGACGATATAACAAAACTACTACTCCCATCGTTAGACTTGGCCGCAGCATCCGGTGGACTCATGAGCGTAGCGGAGTCGGCGGGCATGGTCGTTAAGGCGATCAAATCATATGGGACGGCTGTTGAAGACGCGGGTTTGGCTACGGATCAGATTATAAAAATGAGCAACAGTTTTTATGTGTCAGCCGGAGAGCTTCCATTGCTTTTCGCTACGGCCGCGCGTGGAGCCCACAGCCTCAGTCAGTCGCTAAGTGAGACCGCCATTGCGCTAGGATTCGTCAAAAACACCGGACTGCGAACGGAGACGGCCGCGACTGCGGTTGCCGTGTCGATGGAGCGGATGGTCAGCAGCCGAGTGCAAAATAAGCTGATGAAACTTGGGAAGGGGATTGCCGTTGATACGAATGGAGTATTTAGACCATATTTGGACATTGTCTTGGATATTCGCTCTGCTATGGAGGGTATGTCCGACGCTGCGGCAAAAAACAAGCTCCAATATATTTTTGGGCGGTATGGCGGCGGCGCGATCAACGCGATAATCAAGCAAATCAATCAGGGTATCACCACCAGCACGGGCGAGATTTTGAAGGGCGCTGACGCGATAAATTATTATCGCCACGAACTGGCCAATGCTGAGGGCACAGCCAAGAAAATGGCTAAAATCCTGCTGGACACCTGGAGCGGCCAGAAAATATTGCTTCAAGGCTCGGTTGAAACTCTTCAGATTGTGCTGGGCCGCACTTTCGCGGAGATTTTCAGGCCGGCGATTGAGGCAACTATCGTCGCGGTGAACGCCCTGATTTACGCCTGGGAAGGCTTATCGCCACAGGCGCGGCAGTTCCTCGTACTGATTCCGCTGATTGGCGGAGCGCTGGGCGGTCTGGTGGTTGGAATTTTCGCGGCCAAGGTCGCCTGGTTGGCGCTCAACGCCGTGTTCGTGGCGACTCCGCTGGGGTGGATTGCGCTGGCCATGGGCGCCATCGCCGTCGCCGTCGCCGGGGTGATTGTCTACTGGGACAAGCTGGGCGAGGTGATTAAGCGTTCATGGGCGCTGTTGCACGACATGTTCCCTGCCCTTTTCAGCGCCGTCGATTGGCTGGGCGAAGTAGCCCAAAAAATCCCCGGGATGTTTTCCACAGCGGTAACCGGAATAAAAGAGATTTTTACTCGTGCTATCAAGTGGATAGTTTCCCTGATTGAATCAACACCGCTGGGAAAAAGCCTGCTGAAGGCGCTTGGTGTCCCGAACGCCGCGCTGTTTGATGCTGCTGGCAAGTTGTGGGACAAGAATGTTGCGCATGACAAAGCGCTCTTGAGTAAACACTTTGGCGATTTCAGTTGGTCGGACCCTGAAAAGCCGGGTGAAGAAGGCGCGCCCAAGCCATCCTTCCTTCAGCGCACCATGGCGACCATCGCAGGCAAGGGCGCAGATGCTACGGGCGCGGGCGGGGGCGCAGCCGGGGGCGGCGGGACTGGTGGCGGCGAGCACTACGACACCAAAATTGAGTTCAACGGAACACTGATTGTTCAGGCGGCGGACTTGTTCGAGGCCCGCAAGGCATCTGACATTCTGGTCGCCGAACTGCTGGGGGCCGCCCATGCCTGAGTTCCCTCAATCCACCATCGCCCAAATCGCCACTGTTAATTTTCTTTACTACACGGATAAGCTTGACGATCTGGCGGAAATTTCGCTCTATCCGAGCGACGCGCCAAACACGCCGATCAAGCTTCCGGGCCTCTGGGCGGGTGAGGACGTGACGGATTCTTGGCGCGCCGACGCTATCCAAATCCTGGGAGCGGACGGCGTGCTGCTACAGGAGCGGGGTCGCGCCCCGTTGCGCATTCGACTGCGGCGGCTGCTGCTCTCCGACCGGACGATTGAAAATCTCACGTCTGGCGCACTGGTAGAGGGCGGCCTGGCGCTGGCGGAAGCGATGGGGCTGGAGGTCGGCAACCGGACCTGCTACGACGAACTGCGGGATATTGTTGATATTTTCAGGCGGTTTGACTCCATAAGCGGAGCCCGGGCCATCTGGCGCATCGACTCCGAGCTTGCGAACATTTACGGCCTAGACAAAATCGTCTTCGTGTCGCACAACATGCGCAACCCGCCCGGCGCCGAGTGGATGGAGGTCTCCCTGGACTTCGAGGAGTATACTGAATTTAACATTGATTTCTCCTCGCCATGAGCCGCATATCCCTACGCCGCCCCTACGCCACGGTGACAGTGGCCGGCCGCGCGCTGCCTATCGTTGGCGTTGACCTGACCGTCGGGAGATACCACAAGGCGGACTTCGGGTCGTTTCAACTTCCCGACGATTTCCGCTGGGCGGCCGATGAGACGTACCCGGCGCCCTACAGCCCGGTGACCGTGGAAATGGGATATGCCGATGAGCCCACTACTGTACGCCAGTTCAGCATGTTCACAAGCGACACGCCTGCGCGCAATGGGATGATCGACATCAAGGACAAGTGGTTTGAACTGGGCGCCAAATTCATGCTCTTGACCGGCAAAGTTTCTTACAAAAACGTTACCCTGGATCAGGTTGTTCGTCATGTTTTAACTTTCGCCGGAGTTCGGGATATTTATGTCGGCCAATACGCTATAGTCAAGCCAATGTGGAATGGCTACAACATGACCGTTCAGCAGGCGATTGAGCAGGCGTCGCAGGACTGGGGCGTCCAGCCGCCGATATTTTTTGACCGCGCCGGGGGGTTCTTTTTCGGCGCGGAAATATCCGCATCCGCGTTCAGTAAGCCCACAACCACCACGTTCGTCGAGCGCCAGAATATCATGGGGCAACCTGAAGCGGATACACGCCGCCTCTCCTACGATATGATCGAGACGGGTGCGGAGCCGACGATTGGCCAGCAGTGGGATGAGGCGCACCAGGAGCAGGAGATACCCTACTGGCGGCTCCCCGTGGTTTTCGCGCCATGGATATGGCATGGCGATACCGTGCGGGTGGACCACTCTCGGCTGTCGGGGACGTTCCGGGTCGCGTCGGCGTCGCACGGCTCTAGGCCCTGGGGGACCGTATTGGAGCTTGAAAAAATAGCTTGACAGGCGCATACCGACGGTATACGATGGAGCGGACTGGAGGTTTTATGGACGCAAAAATCACGGTCCTGACCATCCCCGGGCAGCCGCCCATCGTCTGGGACGTGGCGCGGGCGGAATGGCAATCCGATCTGTATGCTGGTCTGGACTCCACCCGCGTCCAGGCCGACGCCTGGGAGCGGGTCATCAAGGCCGCCGGCGGGGCGGCGCATATCGCCCGGGAGCTTGGGGTCTCCCCCGTCACCGTCTACCGCTGGCGGCGCCAGGAGCGCCACCCAAAGGCGATCTATATCAGGGATGGTCTGGCGCGGCTGATACGGGAGAGGGGGGGCCGTCATGAGCGCTGACCCCCAGTCCCTGCGACGGGCGTTTTATCACCTCGCCGTCTCCGTTTTCCCGTTTCTGGAGTCACATTTTCCGCGTCGTTTCACGGGCCGCGCCCGGGTTGTTTCATCCTATTCGGGTACTGCTACTGTCCAGCCGCTGAAAAAAACCGGCGAGGATGATACATCCCAGCCGGTCCTCTCCGAAATTCCGCTTCCTGCCTACCTCGCCTCACTCGGGGTAGGCTCCATCGTGCGCATCGCCTATGATTGGTGGGACGCCGGTTTCCCGTATGTGCAAGACGTGGTAACGGCTGTCACCCCGCACTGGCAAATGAATACAGCCGGCTCCGAATTGGTCACCTGGGGCAACAGGGTGAATATGACGGCGGCCACGTCCACCGAGGTTGACTGCCCGGACATCAAGCTGGGAGGGTCTGGCGCGGCCGCGCTACCAGTATTGTATGCTGGCCTGATTGAGGCGATCACGGCGGCGGCGACTGCGATGGGCGACGGCGGCGCGGCGTTCAAGGCTAACTTGTTGATTGAACTGGCGAAAGTTCCGCCAGTGGAGTGTTTGGAGCCGCGGAAAACCACCAAGGTCAAGGCGGAATAATAATGTTTCGGATACCAAAATTAATATGGTCACCTCTGGAGATAATCACGACTCAGTATTCAAGAAATCGTATCACAAAACCATGTTTTTGTGATTTTAGATCCTTTGTTTTCCAGGGGCAATTTCGTGTCGCCGAATGCCTGGAAGATTATCATCCCGAGGTGCGGCAGAAATGTGATTACCTGCGGGACGGGTTGACGTGGCTTGAATGTGAGAGTGGAGGCGCAGACGACGTAAACATGAACAATTTCCATAAGGTGGAAAAGTACGTCGATGAAGGTTTGGACTTTGGTCCCTATTTTTAAGGAGAGAAAAAATGCCGATAATCTACGACAAAAATGATCCGCGCGCGCGCCGCTTGATCCCGCGCAACGCCTTCCGGGAGCCCATGAATGTCGCCGATCTGGCGACCACGGCGATCCAGCTGGCCGCCGTCATCGGCGGGATCGTGCTCTGCTTCACCGGCCAGCCGGTGGTCGGGGCGGGCCTGGTGGCGGCCGGCCTGGCCGGCGGGAGCCGGGGTGATTTGGTCCGGGATGTTATAAGCAATTTAAAGGAGAAAAAACAATGAGCAGATTTGCCGCCGCGCTTGGCCTGTGCGCCATTTTCTCCGGCTGCGCCGGGCTCGACAAGGCTTTCATCGCCGAATCAAGCCGCGCCGCGTTTTCGGCCGCTGGCGACTATCTGAGCGGCTGCACTGTGCTCACCGTGGCGCCGGCATTCACCGTCGATTGGACCGCTGGCGGCGGCGACGCCGTGGGCTACGCCGGCGGCCTGTTCGTCGGCTGCCCCGACGGCCGCCTGGTGGAGTTCACCTGCGGCGATGACCCGGCCCAACCCGAGGCCGGCCTGGTCTGCCAGCTGCTCCGGGGCTGGCAGGCGGTGGCGGAGAAGCCATGAGAGTCGTTATCTGGACATTGACCCTAGTGGTGTGCCTTTTCGGGTTCTGTTTATTGGGATTGGTTTTGGTTCTGGCCGGTGGCCTGATTGTTGCCGCCGCGATCCCGCTCGCCATTTTGGTGGCGAGCGGCAAATCGGCGCAGCCGGTCATTACCGAAATGGTCGCCGATTTCACCAATAGGGCGGTAAACCATTGATTGCCATGGACCTATCCCATATTGCCCAGCCGTGCCGCCACATGGCCCCGTTCGGGTGGTACGGCGGAAAGGGTAATTTAGTGCGCGCGCTGCTGCCCCTCCTGCCTACCGATGAGCAGGTCTACGTCGAGCCCTACGCTGGCGCGGCCTCCCTGCTGTTTCATCGCCGGCCCGGGCCGAACGAGGTCATCAACGATCTCCACTCCGAAATTGTCAATCTATTCCGTTGCTTGCAAGACCCGCCGGCGTTTGAGGCGCTGCAACACCGGCTCACCTGGACCCTCTACAGCCGGGAGGAGTTCGTGCTGGCGCTGGCGGTCGGCCCCGACGCCGACCCGGTGGACCGCGCCTGGGCGTTTTTTGTCCGGCAAAACCAGGGATTTGCCGGGAAGGCTACCTGCGAGGGCAACTGGGGCCGGCAGTTCTGTTCCGCCCGCGGCATGGCCGGGACCACCAACCAATGGCGCGGCCGGCTCAAGTTGCTCCTCTGGTGGCATGATCGCCTCTCCCGCGTACAGGTGGATCATCAGGACGCCCTCGCCTGCATTCGCTACTGGGATGCCCCGGGAACGCTGTTCTATCTCGATCCGCCCTACACAGCCGGCTCGCGCGCCGCCGGAAACACCGCCGTCTACACCCACGAGGCCGATGACGCCCACCACGCAGCCCTAGTGGAGCTACTGCTCACACTCCAGGGCCGCGCGGCCCTCTCCGGCTACGACACGCCCGTCTACGCCCCGCTCGCCGCCGCTGGCTGGACCTGCAAGAAATTCCAAACCGTCTGCCATGCCGCCGGCCGAACGCGCGGCTCCGGGCTCCAGGGGTCCGGGGCCGCCCTCGCCGCAGTCCCCCGCACCGAGTGCCTCTGGCTCTCCCCCGGCTGCGCCCCACAACAGGAGCTAAAACTATGAAAAAAAGAGTGCTACTTTGGCCAGGCATGGTCTCCCCGCACTTCTCCCTCTCCGAGGCTCAATGCAAGTGCGGTTGCGCCAAATGGAATATCGTCGCAACCCTCTGGGATGGACTGGAGCGGCTCCGCGCCCTCTGCGGCGATCAGCCCATCATGGTGCATAGCGCCTACCGCTGCCCCGAGCACAACGCGGCCATTGGCGGCGCGCCGCAGTCGCAGCACCTGGCCGGCCGCGCGGCGGACATATCCGTCGCCGGTATGTCGCCTGAGCAGCTACAGGTGGCGGCTCTCATGATCCCGGCATTCCGCGCGGGCGGCATCGGGCTCTATGACTGGGGCGTCCACGTGGACGTGCGTCCCGCCGGCGGCCCCGCCCGCTGGGATTACCGGGGAGGGAAAAATGACCGTTGACTTTGCGAAAATTGCAGGACACGAGCACGCCAAAAGAGCGCTGGAAGTCGCCGCAGTCGGCGGCCTGTCCGTCCTGCTCATCGGCCCGCCCGGGTGCGGGAAAACCATGTTGCTCGACGCATTCATGAATATGATTATCAGGCCATTCCCCGCGCTCTATGAAAAGTGGCCCTGCCCATGCGGCTACATGGGCGACGCCAAACATGAATGCCTCTGCTCACCCCAAGAAATCGCGGCGCACTGGCGGGAGGCCAACCCCGACAGCTACGCCATGCACGTCGAACTGAGCGCGCTTCGGTTCCGCGACATGCAACCGCAAGCCCGCGAAACGACCGCAGAAATCGTCAAGCGCGTGCAAATCGGCATCGCCAACAAGCGCAAAATCACCACAGCCGCGCTCTCCATGGAGGCCGCCCGCCTCCTCGAAATGGCCGTTGACCGCCTCGGTATTTCCGCCCGCGCGTACTATGCCGCTCTGGAGATAGCCACCTGCATCGCCGCCCTGGACGGCTCGCCGACCATCCAGGACAGGCACGTTTCCGAGGCGATTCAATACCGCAACCATCGGGGACCGAGCAAATGAGCCGCTGGAAAGTCCTCAATCCTGGCGACCCCAAGACCTGGCCAGAACGCGGTCGGCTCGTGTATGTTTCCGTCCGCATATTTGATGCTCCGCCTCATGGCGCATTCGCCCGGTTGGTCGCCCCCGATGACGGCGAGCCGCGCTTTATCTGCTCAACTGGCGGCAGCTTGTCTCTCGAAGAAACCCCATATTGGAGTGAGGTGTGTTGATGAAAAACCAAAGAGAATTATCCCGCCTCAATCAGAAATTGCGCGACCGGTATTACGAACGGGTTGAAATGAAAATGCGTCCAACCCGTAAGCAAAAACGCGCAGCCAGTCGGGAGTTACAGTTTATTGGAGAATATGGGCATATTTTCCAGCGGAAAATCTTCCTTGATGTTTTCGGAAGAGATATTGGCAAATATCGTCAAATGAGAAAAAGGGAAGAAAAAGAGTTCCTGCGCAGATGGGGTGACAAATGACAACCACAACCCCAAACACAATCGACTGGTATCACGGCCCAACCGGCTTAGAGGTGCGAGGCTCCGGCGAACTGCGACCCACGGACGGCATACTCCGCGCCGCCGCACAGTCCATCGCCCATGATCTGGAGCAACCGCTGGGGTCCATGATCTGGGATGAGGAGGCCGCCCCGTTCGAGGTCGCGGCCGAGGGGAGCCGCCTGCCCATGATGGTCGGCCAGGACCTGAACGCCGGCTGGGTCCGGTCCTGTCGCCGCGAGGTATCCCGCGTCGCCCGCCTGCCCCGCTGGCGCGACTGGGTGGAGTCCGCCGACATCGTGGACATCCGCGCCGACGGCGACGCCGTGTCCTTCACCATCGCCGTCGCCGCCGGCGGCGCCGTCATCACCGCCACTTCCCGGATAGGAGGTTGACCAATGCCTGACTGGCGCACGATCACCGGCGCGAAAACCGCCGCCGAACTGCTCACCGAGGGGCGGGACCTGTTGCGCTCTT